TACTGGTGAGTCAGGCGGCGCAACATGTCACGGTGAGTTTGCATGTGAAACTCTCAGAGAGGCAGTAGAACTTTATCGAGATTCACTTACAGATAAATACTCAAAAGACTGCATCAACGTAGATAGAATGACATTTTGGGGATGCCGTTTTTATGACAATGAGGCCGACGCAAGGAAAAGTTTTGGGTAGGCACATACGTTTGAATTCAGCACTCACCGGGCCGGTGGAGATCCCTCCACTGGCCTTTCTTTTTGCCCACCAACCCGCCGTTTGTAAAAACCTTTATCATAAATCTCCGCCGCCGTTCCTTCCAATAATAAAAAACATCCGATCCTCGAATATTTTGTGAACAGAGTGTCGTGGAGTGTATCTGGGCCTCTGGAACTCCCCTCTTTCCTGTGAGATTCTACCCCCGCACGATGATCTTTTTCATGGGCGCCCGTCGCTACCACCTCCCGGCGGCGCGCCCGGGATTGTTTCCGCCCTATAACCGCATGGAGGCGATATGGCCTACACCGCACAAGATTTGACGAACGTCGAAACCGCTATCCGGCAGTTGATGTCCGGCCTGCGCAAGGTCCGGCTCTCCATGGGCGACAAGTCTATTGAATACGCCCAGGCGGACCTCAAGGCGCTCCGGGAACTCAAGCAGGAAATACTCACGGAAGTCCAGAGTCTGGAAACCCGGCCCCGCTTTTTCCTCGCATCGACCAGCAAAGGACTTTAACGATGGCCCCTTAAAGGACATTGACCATGATCCCTGATTCATCCAAAACCCACGCTATGCCGTCCCCGGCCCATCCGGACGGCTTTTTGCGCACCCTGGACGCCTACGGCCGCCCGATCCACATTTCCGCAGTCGCAGGCGAGTATGAGGCCGCCGGCACCGGCCGCCGCCTGGGAACCTGGGGCACCTCCGCCGCAGGTCCATCCACCGTCATTTCCGGATCGCTCAACAGCCTCCGCAGACGCTCCCGTCAACTCATCCGCAATAACCCCCTGGTGGACGGCGGCCAGGATGCTTATGTCTCCAATATCATCGGCTCCGGGATTAACCCACGCTGGCAGATTAACAATCCAGAGCTCAAGGATGAGATTCAAACTCTATGGGACGACTGGGTTGATGAGGCGGATTTCAGCCAAATCGTCAATTTCTACGGGCTTCAGTCCCTGGTATGCCGTGGTCTGATCGACGCCGGCGAGATTCTCTGCCGCCTGATTGCCCGTCCGCCGGGCGAGGGTCTGTCCGTTCCGCTCCAACTCCAGATCCTCGAAGCCGATCATCTGGATGAGGCCTACAACACCGTCTGGGAAAACGACAACGAGATCCGGATGGGCATCGAGATCGACGCCGAGGGCAGGCGCGTCGCCTATCATCTCTGGCCGGAGCATCCGGGCGAGGCCTATATCACCCGCCGCCTCAACCTGCAGAGAGTCCGCGTTCCCGCTTCCGAAATCATCCATATATTCCGCCCCTTGCGTGCCGGACAGATGCGCGGTCGCCCCTGGCTCGCCTCGATCATTGTCCGCCTGCATGAACTCGATCAATACAGCGACGCCGAGCTGGTCCGCAAGAAAACAGCCGCCATGTTTGGCGGTTTCATTACGGAGGAGGCCTCTGGCGTCGCGGGCGATCCGTCGAGCTGGTTCGGCAGGAAAGACGCCGATGACGATCAGGGCCGCGACGTTGTCGCCCTGGAGCCCGGCACATTCCCGATGCTGCCCCGCGGGCTGGATGTGAAGTTTTCCGCGCCGGTGGATGTCGGGACGACCTACGAGGTCTGGATCAAGCAGCAGCTCCGCGAGATCGCCGTCGGGATGGGCATCACTTATGAACAGCTCACCGGCGATCTGTCCGGCGTGAACTACTCCTCGATCCGCGCCGGGCTGCTCGAATTCCGTCGCCGGGTGGGGCAGCTCCAGCGGGAAATCATCATTTTCCAGTTCTGCCGCCGGGTCTCCAATGCCTGGATGGATGCCGCGGTTCTCTCCGGCGCCATCAATATCCCCGGTTACTTCGCGGCCCGGAGGCTTTTCCGGCGGATTAAATGGCGACCGGACGGCTGGGCCTGGGTCGATCCCGTGAAGGATCAGAAGGCGGCAAGCGACGGAGTGCGCTCCGGATTTACCTCCCGTTCCAAGGTCGTCGCCGAGAAAGGGGACGATGTGGAGACCATCGACAGGGAGAACGCCGAAGACAACGCCCGCGCCGACCAGCTCGGCCTCGTTTATGACACGGACCCGCGCAAGACCGGCAAAACCGGCGCCGTGCAGTCCGCAAATACGGAACAACAGGAAGGAGCGTGATATGGCACCCGTAATCAACAGCATGGCCTCCAGAATCCTCAATAAACCCTTGCTGGTCAATCCGTCGTATATGACCGTATTGGCCAGGGCGATGGAGGCGCAGTTGCCCGCCGATATGCCGGGAAAATTATTTATCGATGCAATCCAGGGGAAAAATACTCAATTAGAAGTGATAAACGGCGCCGGCGTGATCCGCGTTTATGACTTTCTCTCCTACCGCAACGACATTGAATCCTTTTTCTTTGGCGGAACCTCTTACGAGGATATCCGCGCGCAGTTCCAGGCGGCACTGGCGGATACTGCCGTCAAAAATATCGTATTCGATATCAACAGCCCGGGCGGGGAAGCGGCAGGCCTGTTTGACCTGGTGGATGAGATCTATCACGCCCGCGGCGTCAAGCCGATTTATGCCGTCTTCAATGAGGAGGGCTATTCGGCGGCCTTCGCCATCGCCACGGCAGCGGACAGGCGCTACATATCCCGCACCGGCGCCGCGGGATCTGTCGGTGTGGTGGCCATGCACATCGATCAAAGCGGCTGGGATGCCAAGACCGGTCTGGTGTTCACGCCGATCTTCGCCGGGGCCCACAAGGTCGATTTTTCCTCTCATGCGCCGCTTTCCCCGGAGGCGATGGCGTCCATACAGTCGGATATCAACGCCACCTATGACATTTTTGTCGAGACGGTCGCCCGTAATCTCGGCATGACGGCTGCCGCCGTGAGGGCCACGGAAGCGGGTATTTATCAGGGAGAAAGGGCGGTGGAGACCGGCTTTGCCGATTCCGTCACGCCCTGGAACAAATTCATGAAAAAACTAACAAACAGAAAGTATGGAGGCATTATGAAAGCAGAACTGGAAAAGCTGTTCAACGACATGCGGGACAAGTTCCTGACCCTGGTGGGCGCCGATCCGGCCGCTGCCAAACAGGAGATCGTGACAAAAGCCGATGCGGAAGCGCTGGTCGCCGCGGCGGAAGTAACCGCCAGGCAGGAAGGACATGCCGCCGGCGTTGACGAAGGCCGGGAGTCGGGCCGGCAGGACGCCAGGGCGATGGCTATCGAGATCTTGGAGGTCTGCTCCCTGGCCGGCATGGAACAGTTGGCTACGGCGCTGATCAAGGAGGGAACCACGGTTGAGGACGCCAGGGCGAGGTGTCTGTCCGAGAAGGCCAGGGAATCCGAGCGTACGCAGATCCTCTCTACGATCGGCGCTGTATCCGGCGAGGGAGTCAACCCGCTGATAGCCGACGCGAAGAAGCGGGCAACCTAAAAAGTGCAACAGCGTTGCACCATAACAAGCAAAACAGAAGGAGGAAATGAATAATGGCTATCGAACAGGGTATTAATTTTCGGGACATCGTCAGGTGGGAAAAGGATGAGGGGCATCTCTATTCCCGTGAGGAAGTGACGGTAACGGCAGGGGTAAGCCTCAAAATTGGGCAGGTGCTCGGCAAAATCAAAGCGGCCCTCACGTCGCCTGTCATTGTTGCCGATGCAGGGAATTCCGGCTCGGCAGCGTTCACGGCTTTGTCGCTTGGGCCGAAAGTGGTCGGCGGCGCGTATGAAATTAAATGCACCGTTGCAACAGTGGCATCACCCGTCACTGAACCTGTGTTTGAAGTGCGGACGCCGGACGGAGTCCTGCTTGGGACGCGGGTAGGATATGGGGCTTTTGCGAGCCAGCATATCAATTTCACCGTCGGGGGAGCAAGCCCCGTCGAAGTCATCGGCGACAAGTGGACGTTCAACGTGGCGGCAGGTTCCGGCGCTGTGACGGTTCTTGACCCCGATGCGGTTGACGGATCGGATGACTTTTACGGCATCCTGACTGATGATTGTGATGCGACGCTCGGCGCGAAAAAAGCGGTCGCAGTCGTCAGGGATGCGGTCATCATCCCGGCAAATCTTGTGTGGAAGGCTACCTCCCCGGCGCTGTCCGCAGCGCAGAAGGAAGTTGTTCTCGCGGCGATGGAGGCGAAGGGCATTATTACAAGGGCTGAAGGCTAACTGAGCGCCGGGAATGGCGTAAAAAAACAAAATAGGAGGAAATGTAAAATGATACTGAATCCCTTTGAAGCAAACGATGCCTTCAACATGGTGTCGCTGACGCAGGCAATTAACATCCTGCCCAATACCTATGGACGAGTCGGACAGTTGGGGCTGTTCACCGACAAGGGCGTGAGGACGAGAACCATCATCGTCGAGGAGCAGAACGGTATCCTCCATCTGCTGCCGACTGCCCCTGTTGGAGCGCCGGGAATCGAAAACAAGCTCGGTAAGCGTAAAGTGCGGAGCTTCACCGTTCCGCATATTCCGCTGAGCGATGCAATTCTGCCGCAGGAATACGAGGGGCTGAGGGCGTTCGGGGCGGAGAACGAGCTTGCAACGCTGGCGAGCGTGATGAACGACCACCTTCAGACCGCTCGCAACAAGTTCGACATTACCCTGGAACATCTGCGAATGGGTGCGCTGAAGGGCATCATTCTGGATGCCGACGGCACGACTCTGTATAACCTCTATACGGAGTTCGGGATCAGCCCCGAAACGGTTGATTACGATCTCGACGCGGTAAGCCCGCTGTCAGACCCCGCTGCGAAATGCCGCACAGTCATCCGGCACATCGAGGACAATCTGAAGGGAGAGGTTTATACAGGTGTCCGTTGCCTGTGCAGCCCGACTTTCTTCGATGCTCTGATTGCCCATCCGAACGTCGAGAAGTTTTACATGAACCACGCAGCGGCAGTCAACCTCATGCAGACGGGCGCTGACCCGCGCAAAGGGTTCAGCTTCGGCGGAATCACGTTCGAGGAATATCGCGGCACGGCGACCGACAAGGACGGCGCAACCCGCTTATTCATCGCAGCAGGCGAGGCGCATGCCTTCCCCGAAGGCACCCGGCAGTCGTTCAACACGATTTACGCTCCCGGTGACTTCCTCGAAACGGTGAACACCATCGGCATTCCGCTGTATGTGAAGCAGGAGGCACGCAAGTTCAATCGCGGCATCGACCTTCATATCCAGAGCAATCCGCTGCCGATCTGTTACCGCCCTGCGCTTTTGGTCAAGTGCACGCTGACCTAAGCGGCGCAGCAGCAGTCCAGTATGTCAGGATGCGGCAAGGGGGTGGACAGCCATTCCCTTGCGACCCTGAACAAGAAAACCGAGGTGTTTCATGGGCTTGAGGGCGGTATTTCGGGAGGCTTTGCCGGACATCTTCGATGCGGCAGGGGAAGATGCGACATTCACGCAAGTCAAAGGGCAGCCCGTCCCTTGTAAAATCTTCATCGACTTTGATGTAAAGTTTCAGTCATCCGCGATGAATGCCCAGGTGTGGGAAACGGGCGTCGCCATCGAGGTATTGTTGTCTGAAATCGGGGTCGAACCTGACCGGGGCGACGTATTCACCTTTGAAGAAACGGATTACACGGTTGATTCGATTCTGGCCAACGATGGCCTGACGGTGAAGGTGATCGTGACATGATAACAATTAAAATAGACCCGCGCGATATGGAAGGCGTCAAGGAAATGCTCGACAAACTGACCCCTGTCGAGACGAACAAGGCCATGGCGCGTTCCATCAATAAAACGATGCAGGGCGTGAGGACGGACGGGACCGGGATTCTTGCGGAACGCTTCGCCCTGACGAAGACGGACATCCGGTCTTCATTCAAGATCAGCAATGCAAGATTCACTGACCCCAGTGGCGTTGTTTCCACACAGGGAACATGGCTTCGCTTGATTAAGTTCGGGGCGCGTCCGGTATCGAGCGGCGTGTCCGTGAAGGTGTGGACTGAAAGGCCGCGTTCGACCATCGAACATGCCTTTATCGGCAAGCTCAGGAAAGACCAGAAGGAAGAGCAGGTCTATATGCGCAAATGGAGGGGTGCGAGAACGGGGGCAAAGCCCCGCGTCGCATGGGCGAAAATGCCCTTCGAGTATCGCTTCCCGGTGAAGTCTCTTTATGGACCGCGCATCCAGGACTATTTTGACGATCCGAATATTCAAAAGACGTTATTGAAGATGACCGAAGGCCGCATGAGCAAGAACATGGAGCATGAAATCGAATACTTGCTTGGGTTGCGGGCACCGTTGGAATTGGAGGTCGATTGAACACCATAAGGGGAAACATCATCGGACAATTTGAAGCGCGTGCTGCCGTGATGCAGCATGTCGCCTCGCCTTACAGCGGATATGAAACGGATTGCGGCAAGAACGTGTTTCGCGTCCGGCCTAAAGTATCGCCGAATGAACTTCCCTGCACCGTGATCTGGCCTCAACCGGAGACGGCGGCGGGCAAGTATGGCATATCCCGGCAACAGATGACCATCAAGGTCGAAGGCGTCATGCGGTTCGGATCTGTGAACCCGTCAGTGATCGCTGAAATGATACTCGGCGATTTGATTAAGTGTTTCACGTCAACAGGATGGGAAAGAACGCCCGAATACACTGAAAGTATTGTTTACGGCGGCGGCGGAACGGATGCGTACCCGGAGGAGGGCACCGTGGTAGTCGGGGCCTTCGCCTTGTTTGTCGTCACATACGATACGGTGGCAGGAGATCCATACAGCAATGAATAACGTCATCATCATCACCGGATCGGCTCCATGCCTGCAGGAGGACCTCGCAATATGGGGACACCTTGCCGCAAGGTGTCCCCATATTGCCGATGATTTCCCCGCCTGTTTCGACTGGATGGCGGTCGGCCTGGACGCCGTGGACAAATACGCATGGCCGATCAATTATTGCGTGACGTACCACCCGGATGAAATCAGTCAGATCAGGGAACGGCGGGCCGCGTATGGCGGCAACGGCGATTATAAAATGATTTCGCACCTGCGTCAGGATGGCGTCGATATTGTCGAACCATATGAACCGCCAACCGGATCATCTGCCCTATGTGGAGCGTTGGCGGCAATCCGGATGGGCTACTCAAAGATAATCCTGTGCGGCTGCCCGCTTGAAGGCGTCACGCTTGCCGGGACGAAGTGCGAAACATTCCGTGCAGGATGGGAGGCGAAGAAGGACAGGGTGCAGAGCATTGTCAAATCCATGTCGGGATGGACAAGGGAGTTTCTCGGTGAACCCACAAAGGAATGGCTTGAAGCATGAAATACCTCAGGTTCGGAGAATGCAAGCGCTGCGGGTTTTGCTGCATGAACAAGAAGTGCGAGCATTTCAAATGGGAGAACGGCGCGGCGGTGTGCGGTCTTAACGGCAGCATGCCGCAGGAGTGCAGGGAATATCCGGCAGTGCCGCCCATTCTGACGGAAAATTGCGGATACAGATTCGTGGACGTGAAGCGGCGCGTGAAGCTGGAAGCGAGGCAGACATGAAATACAGGGTGACGCTTTCATATGATGTTGAATTCTCTGATGTTCCAAGCAACGTAGGCGAGGCGCTGGCTGATGCCTTGCAACTGCTGCATGATGTTGATGAAGTCGTGGCGGTGTCATCGGCTGGCTGGGAAGCGAATGTGGTGCTGAAAGAAAAGCAGGTTGAGGAAGTCTGATGGGTGTCGCGGGATACAACATGACCACGGTGAGCATGTGCGATGCTGTAGGTGATTGGGGAGCCGTCGGCGGCACGAATTCGCTTGTGGACAACACCGTGTATGGCCCGATTGAAGGCGCGACCTGTATGCAGAATTATGCTTCATCCGGTGCGGCCCGTGGCGCGGATTGGACATGGGTGAGCAACCAGGACCTTACCGACAAGATGGTCATTTTTTGGTTCTCGACCTCCAAGATGTCTGGCCTTCCTGCGAAGGGTGCGAATGGGATGCGCATCCGCATAACGGACGTGAGCGGTAACTGGGCGGAATGGGACATCTTCGGCGGCGACACGCTTCCTCATGGTGGCTGGATACCTTGGGTTATCTTGGCATCAGACGCGACAAAATCACGCGACGGCGGGACGTTCCCGACCCTGACACAGATACGAAAGGTCGGATGGCGGTGCGGGACGGCCGGAACAACGGTTGCCTCAAAGACCTACATTTATTGGGATGCCGTGCGCTATGGGCAGGGACTTATCGTAACAGGCGGCACAAGCGGCACTCCGGTGAGTTTCGCCGACATTGCGACTTCGGAGGCAACCTATGCATGGGGCGTGTTCACGCCGTTCAATGGAGTCTATTACGCGCAGGGCAAGATAGTCATTGGCGACAGCGGTGCCGGTGACACTTATTTCAAGACGACAAGCAACGACCTGATTGTATTCAAGGAAGCCCTCGTAGGCGACAGCTACCATGAAATGCTGTTGCAGGGAGGCTCCGGCAACACGGAGATTTACTTCGGGGAGGAAGTCGGCGGCAGCGGAGTCAGCGGCCCGACAATCGCATCGCAGAGTTCATCGTGCAGATTCACGCTGACCCTGACGGACACGGACATTACGAAGTATGGGATTTTCGGAGCGACGTTCCAGAAGGCGAAAGCTATCCTGCTACAAGCCTATAATACGGACAAGAAATTCCTGTCTTGTAACGTGGCGGTATGCGGAGAAGTGGTTCCCGGCACAGGCAGCGTCGAGATGTGTAATTTCATATCTTCGCCGGGAAGGGCAGTTAAGATTTCCTCAGTAAACCACAACGTGACCGACTGCAATTTTATCAACTGCCAAACGGCAATTCATCACGATGTAGGCGGTGCATCGGGTTCGCCTGTCGAATATGATTATGACGGCCTGATGTTTTTCGGCGGCACATACCATATTGAAAACTCAGCCTCGTCGCCGAACTGTTACATAGACATCGACCGCATCAATGGGTCGAACCCTGATGATGCGAAGTTTAACAATTCCGGCGGCGGCACGACAACCCTGCTGGAAATCTCCGTCCAGTTGCAGCTTACGGGCTTGGTGGCAGGCTCTGACATATCCATCCTTGATGCAGGGACTACCAGCGAGCGTGTGAATGTGCAGGAGAACGCAGGAACTACTTACAATTTCGGCTACAATTATGCTGCAAGCGACTACATTGACATAGGCGTATTCAAGCCGGGATACATACCGTTTTATGTGCGGAATTATTTATTGGGTGCGTCGAACGGCTCGTTGCCAATCGCGCAGGTCGTTGACAGATTCTACATTGAATAGGAGGACACAAAATGGCAAAACTCATTGATCCTGATGACTTGATAGTAAGTTCATCGGAAGGCAACCTCGGTGTAAACGGAAACATCTGGCTCGACACCACAAATAAAACGATAGCGCTGGCCGCTTACGGAGAACTTGTCGCCAAGGATGGCGTGACGGGCAATGCGATCTGGGCCAAAATGGTCGACCTGTGGGCAACGGCAGCCTACCAGCCATTCCCGTTTCCCATGAATATCCTCGATGCCCGTTCCGGTCAGTATATCTTCGGGCAAGATCCCGGCGGCGCGTTCAACGGATGGAAGCCGCTGGCCGATGCGACAAGGCAAATGATCCGTGATGCAGGGTGGTCAGAGTATGCGGCAAATGGCACGCTGAAAAGACAGTATGTCGGCATCGTGGCTCTGGCATCAGGCTACCCGGAAGGCGCTCAGTTCTATTATCAGAAAGCGTCCGGTGCGGCATCGGCAGAGTTCACGTTTGATGATGCCCCGAACGAGGCAATTCAAGTCTATGGCATCGCAGGTGAGCCAAGCGAGTTTGATACACGGACGTTTTTCAAGATATTCGCGCGGGAACCTGCGTATCTGTATGACGATGCAACCCTTGGAGATGTCGGCGAAACAGGGACAGGCCCGTATAAAATCGCTTTACCTATCGCGGTCGGCGCTGACCTCGACATTACGGATGATGACGTGGATGTGGAAGCAAACTCACCCTACACGCAAATCAAAATCAGGTATTTTGGAAGCGCCTACGCGAAGGACGTTGACCTTGATTTGACTCCGCGCAGCTTCGGAATTGTCGTTGATGTCGGGACGCATTCCGGCGTTGACGGTGCAGCGCCTGGGTCCGGTTCTGTCCTGACCAGTGCGGCAGGCGGGATGGGCGTCAATGCCTATCAGGGCGGCGTGCTGACCATTCAGGAAGGCGACGATGCGGGGACGCAATTCCCCATTACAGCCAATGATGCGACAACGATCACCGTGACCGGTACCATTGCGGCAGGTTCCGGCCTTTCATTTTCGGCTCAAAGAGCCACGCCCGTAGTCGCCACGCTGAAACAGATTTACACCAAGATTCAGCACTCGCTGCGTCAGGATGCCGACATTGACGCAACGGCAGGCACTGTGAACGGTCTGACGGCAGACATGCTCTTGAACTTTGTCGGGCCTTCGCTCAAGTGCGGCTTTTATGCTCCTTACAATACGAACGGCGGCGGCTCAGGCGTGATGATCGAGGGCCTGCGGCCTGCTGATCTGAATGACATTGTGTTTTACGACAACGGCGCGGCTGCAAGGGAATACCCGTATGCATCCGCTGGTAACTTGAACTTCAGCGCGAACCTTGTATCGGGCGGCGCTGGTTATTTCAGAATGTATATCACGGACTCCGAAGTCGGGGCCGATGATTACGGAACGGCAAGCGCAATCACGGTCAATGATGCTGACGGCAATCCGATTGCGGGAACAATCACGTCAGGGCAGAAGGCGTTCACGTTTGATTACTCCGGCAATGATCAGGGCGGCAGAACGGGCGGCTCGCTGAATGTGACGGTTGTGGCCGGTAATCCCGGCTATGCAAAGCCTGTTGTGGCAACGGGCGTTATCGACCAGAGCAAGGCAATCAGCATCACGCTGACCGCTGAAACAGACAGAGCATATCTCGAATAGGAGCGGGGATGGGTTACGAGTTTGATGGCCCGAATAAGAAAATCCGGTTGACCATCGGGACTACTGCCGTCGAGGTTGACGACATGTATTCCCGATGGGTTGATTGGTTTTTGACAAGCGACAATTCCAAGTTCCTGCCTGCAATCCGGAATGTCGGCGGCGACTCCATTTCGGCTACGAAGGACTTGGGACTGACGTTTTTCCTGCTGAACGGCTGGCGAATCGTGCCGCAGGATGCCGACCATCGGTTGACGCTCAATGGCAATCTATACACAGACCCATCAGGATACAGCCCCATTGATTCTGTTCCGGGCCGTTCCATCATCGTTGAGTATGCCGTGTCGAACCTCGTGGACAGCTCGCTGGCGCAGATGGAGGAAATTGAATACGCTTCATTTAATGGCGGCGTGACGATTGACGCAGTTAATGGGGTTGACAGTTCTGTATATCCGGTAGGCACGCCGATGCACCCTTGCAAGACACCCGCAAACTCATACGCAATCAGGATGCAGCGCGGCTTTAACAAGATTTACCTGCTAAGCGACTTGACGCTGGCAGGAATCCCGGACGGAGTGTTGTCAGACCTTGTGCTGGAAGGCATTCTGGGCTTCCGTCAGCTCACTATCACGTTTGACAATGTGCTGGTATCAAGTTGCGTCGGCAAGAACCTCAACGTAACGGGAACGCTGAAACCCGGTTCAAGTGCCGTGGCTTATAATTGCAACATCTTCGATATAGCAAATGTGGACTTGCAGGCGAATGACAGCACGATATTCGGCGGCACTTACGAGGCGACGGAGTTGAGAAAATGCACCGCATCGGGTGACATAAAGGTGAAAGAGGATGGCAGGCTGTCCGGTGTCAATATCGTCTTTGAAGGTGACTATACGACCATTGACATGCAGAGCGCCCCGTGCACGGTGTCGCTGGATGTTGACAGCGGCTATTTCAAGCTCCTCAATTCCGTCGAGGGATGCCTTGCAGAATTCAATCTGCGGGGCGGCGAGATAGAGATTGATGAATCATGCACAGGCGGCGACTTCTATGCAGAAGGCTACGGCACCCTGTATGGCGATCCTGAAGCGTATGGCATGTCAATCAAAGCGAACCACCTGCTTGCGCTTGAAACAATCCCGATTCCCATACTCGAATCGAGCATAGACGGGGAGCAAATACAAGGGAGCCTTGCCGCAGCTCTGCGTGATTTACGGGAGCGTCATGCGGGTAGGCGAGTCGTCGCAGACCGTGGCGCAAACATCATAAGAGTCTATGGCGAGAACGGCGGTGACCTTCTCTACACGATAACAAGGACGACAGACGGCAATGTTGACACTTATGCAAGGAGCTGACGATGCCCGATATGGTGGCATACAGCACGGCAGGGCTTCTGACGGAATCGGGGCAGGGCGACCTGACGGCGTATGCAAGCGCGGGGTTGCTTGGATACGGAGAATTCATCCCGATATACGATGGGGAGTTGATTGCCCCGCACCGTGTCTGGAAGTTGCTTGCAGAGGAACGGAGCATCGAACTTGCCGCGAGGCGCGACCCGCCGCTTGCGGTAGAAGTAAGGGTAACGGAATTGTCGGCAGAGGCGCGAATCATATCGCTTCTGGCAGAGGATAGAGTCATCGAAATCTATGCAGACGAGGAGCGGACATGGCAAGAGTGAGGGGGTTTTCGCCGAAACAGGAATATGAGGAGTATTTCATCCGGTTCAACTTCTTTCGCTTGCTGGGTGGCGATACGATTACAACGGCGACGGTAACGGTTGAAGACGCTGACGGAGAAGACGTGACGGACACATTTACCGATGCGTTGCAGCAATATATCGAAGGAACACGGGTGTTTGCATGGGTCAAAGGCGGCACGCCGCAGCGTTACCTGGTGACGTGCAGAATCACAACGGGGACGGGCAAGAAGTGGGAAATGGACGGATACCTGGAAGTGGTGGAGAATCAGACATGATTGAAACGCGGGAAAAGGAATGGTTCGAGCGGGTATGGAATCCAAGCGGCGAGGGACAGTATCGCAACGGCTCACCGGGGCAGCGGCTCGCACCGATGTTTGTCGAGTATGTCCCGAAGGGGGCGACGGTCAACGAATACGGCTCAGGAACGGGCCGGGCTGTTGTGCGGATAAGGGAATTGAGGCCGGACATTTCCATCAACATGATCGACATCGCTGACAACGCGCTTGAAGGCGCCGCAAAGGCGCTATTAGGGCAGAATCTAACCCTGCATATCGGCCCTTTGTGGAAACTACCGGACGGCTTTCCTATGGCCTCATGGGGTTATTGCATCGACGTTCTGATGACTGTCGCACCGGAGAAGCTGGACGAGATACTTGCGGAAATCCGGCGCACCTGCCGAAACCTGTTCATGCAGGTCTACGACATGCCTGATGTCCGGCTCGGCGTCAATTTTACAAGAGTCATGCAGCCGAATATGTGGTGGTTCGAGAAGATGCACGAATACTGGCCGCATGTTGAGTACATCCAAAGCAAGGAACACGCCCGGCGGTTTATCTTTATTTGCCGCTCATTGAATGAGGTGATTGATGCGTAACATAACGATTGAAAGCGAAGCGGATAAATACCGGAGAATGTTTGACTTTCCCGGATACAGAACATGGAGCGGATCGGCTTTGGTCACTCGCTTCATGAAAACCTGCGTGACCCCTGACACGCGTTCCGTCATTGACTTCGGCTGTGGGGCGGGCCTCAGCGCCCTGACCCTTAGCAGGGCAGGGCTGGACGTATGGACAACGGATATAAGCGACAACTGCCTGTTGCCGGAAGTCCGGGAAAGAATCGGCGGCCAGTTTATCCAGTGTGCGCTCCATAAACTGCCGGAGGAGTTACCTCAATGCGACGTTGGATTGTGCGGCGATGTCATGGAGCACTTGCCGGAAAAGTGGGTAGCCGGATCATTTGCCGCAATCGCAAGCAAGGCCCCGGTCTGTTATTTCCAGATATGCGGCGTGATTGATGTTTGGGGAGACAGGATAGGGGAGCGGCTGCATCTGACAATCAAACCGCAAGCGTGGTGGCTCGACAAGATGCGGGCGCATTGGGATGTCGTGGAAAGCGCAGGGGCAGACGGCAGCACATTTGTTTTAATAGGACGGAACAATAAGACGGCATTGGTTCCTGCATTAACAGGTGAAGAAACAGACAAATCAGAAGGAGGAAAATAACATGGCAACGGCAGAACACGCAAAGATTCAGTATGAAAGCGGACAGGACATTGTCGAGTTCGTGGCGCTTACCGATCAGGGCGACCACATGGATTTTCGATGCGCAGACCCTCTGTGGTCAAACAAAAGCGGGTATCAGCCGGATATAAAGCCGGACGGCCTTGCATCGGGCGGCGCAGTAACGCCCGGCACGGCGAATGACACTGTTGATGTGGCGGCGCTGACCTGCTACCTCGCAGGCGAGATTGAAACGGTGATTGCCGCCCCGGCAACGGCAGTAACGAGGGGAACGGATTCCCCGGCAACGCCGTGCCTCAAGTCATCCATCACGGTGACTGCGGTAGGCGCAGTTGCGGTTGTCGCGGGAGTCGCAGGGGCGGCTTTTTCGGCAGATCGCGGAGTAGGCGGTGGACCTCCGTACATCCCGCTTGACAGCATCGAGATCGCGCAGGTGTGGCTGTCATCGGCAACAGCCGGGAAGGTGGCCACAAGCGAGATCAAGCAGGTTGTCGGGTCATCCTGCGAGCGCTATGACTATCCCACGTGGGAGGAAAAGCGCAGCAATGTCGAGAACGGAATCATCGGGAATGCCGGTGTCGTCTTTTCGCAGGCGCTGGCATTGGCCCATAGCGCGGCGTCGCCGGTCGCCGGTGCAGCGAAGCGGGTTTTTGCCAAATACTATGAACCCGTATTCACCGACATGCCGAAAGCGGACGCATTTGTGCCGCCTGAAACGAGCTTCACGACCAGCTCAAAGCAGATTTACCAGATGACCATCGGTTCTTCTGCGTCGGCTTTGAATCAGGGCAGCTTCAATGCCTACATGCGGGATGGTATTTCAGACCCCATCGTCGGGCTGAAGGGGGAAACGATTTTTGTCAAGTTTTTCCAGAACAAGCTGAACAGCTTGCCTTACATTCTGTGTCAGGGGATTCTTGGAATCGCGCGGACATTCCCGGCAGGGGATCAGATCGTAGCAGCATGCACGATTTCGCCGGAAGAAGCGGCCAAGGAAGTCATCGGTTAACCTCACAACGGGCAACGGGCGCGGCGGTAACACGCCCGCCCATAACAATGCGGAGGACTTATGCCATTCAATGCGAAGAAGTTCATGAAGGAAAAGTTCCAGCATCGGACGCAGGACATTCCCGTGCCGGACATGGCGCCCTTTTTTGAGGAGGGGGAAGCCCCTGTCTGGAAGGTGCGCGGCATAACGGGGCAGGAATTGGGCAAGTCGAACGAGGCGGTCGATAAATACAAGTCAATGGCCGCGCTGGTCGAGGGATTGACGGCAGAGTCGAGCAAGGACAAAACAGATGCAATCATGGGCATGCTTGGCCTCGGTTCGGACGTCCCGGCAGACGTGGCAAAACGCATTGAATTGCTAATCTACGGCAGCGTTGAACCGAAATGCACGCAAGACCTGGCTGTTAAGATATGTGAAGCGTATCCTATTGAATTCTATCAGCTTACAAACGCCATTCTGCGATTGACAGGGCAGGGGCAAATGGTGGGAAAACAGAAGCCCTCTGGCGAGATAGCGGCATCAGAGCAAGCCTCAGCCTGTGCCATGCCGGGGGACGATTCCTCTATGAAGTGAGGCCGGATGTATTTCCGCAAGGGTATTTGACTGGGCAGGAAATAGTTTTGTGGGAAAGGTTCTTTAAGGAAATAAAATAGAGCGAGGCATGCGATGATTCTTGACCCGACTTGGAACTTCCTGTTGACGGTGCTCGGTGGCCTGCTGTTTCCCATCATCATCTTGATGCTCACGAAGATGAACCGTGATGCAGAAACGAGATATGCAGGACTGAATGCGAAGATGGATATAATCGGGCAGACGATGCTCAACGTCCAGCTCGACCTTGAACAAAAGATAGAGCGGAAAGAGCATGACGATAATTGCCATCAGAGATCAGACGACATATGGGAGCGGCTGAATAATCACTGTCACGACAGTTCAGGGAACGTCGTGATCCCGCGAATGCCTGTCCAGAGGTAAGCATGCTTAAAGCCATCGCAGTAATCGCAGCAACGGTTTGCATGTTAACGGCAAGCGTGTTTGCCATCGCCCCTATGGGGCTGACGGAGGTAGGCAAAGGGCTGCTCGAATATGTCATAGGTGCCGAGATAGAAACGGAGGCAAAGAAATGATCACCACAGTCCAGAAAGCAAAAACGCTGAGGTGCCCGCAGAACATGCGGGATGCTCAAACCTGCATCGCGCTCAACTGCATGGCGTGGGAGTTCTGGGTGCCGCCCCCGGGCGCGACCCTGCAAAAGGAAAAGACGTCCCACGGCATCAGGGACACGGAAAAGCTCGGCTATTGCGGCTTGGTAAAGCGGAGGTAAGGCAATGAACGAACCCGGCAAGTTTTACTGGTGGAAGTTCCTTAAAAAGGTGCGACTTGAGATTGTCGTCTTTGCGGTAATCATAGGCTCAGTGTCGTTCCTGATGCCAAAGGAGGCGTTGTCGGGGCTGTTGTCACTACTGGCTGCAAAGATTTTGACATTGACGCTTGGAACAACGCTTGCGCACCTACTCAGGATCATAGCGTTCCCTTATTTGAACCTGAGCCAGTTTATTGAGGATCATCATTGGGGTGGTGTCGTATTTCTGGCAGGCTGGTATGTTTGCATTATTTACAGTATGGCGGTGGGTGGATGAAGCTCCTTATCATCATATCGGCTATTCTGTTGGCGATGTGGTTTGTCTATGTAGCGAGGGCTGCTGACCGTTGCGCCGCCTATGTCAAGGACGTGAGGACTGAGCATACGAGATATTTCGGCTTCCAGTTCCCGTACTGGTACGGTGTGTCGCAGCTAAAAGTTGAGTCGGCATGCAGGGCAAATGTGACGGCGTTCGATGCGGGGCAGGGCATAGCTCAGTTTATGCCGAAGACGGCACAGTATATCCAGAGTTTGATGGGGCAGGCCCTTGACCCTTATAACCCACGGCATGCCATTCGGATGCAGGCGTTCTACATGCACCGGATTCACACAAAAGAGAATTGGACGGACAGGCTATGGGTCAGCTATCAGGTTTATAACGGAGGTCGCGGGACGCTTGCCGCTGAATCGAGAAGGGCCGGAGTCACGGATTGGGCGGCGATGAAAGCGCAATGCCAACGTAAGAAGATTCAGATGAAATGGGGCGTGCTGGATTTGTGTGAAGTCAATTACGACTATCCGGTAAAGGTTGAGAAATACGGCAACTTGTACCGGCGTGGGGCAGATGGAATGAGGTTCTGGCAGTGACGACCACGGCAAAGATAATCATCGGCGTGCTGACCGTCCTTTTGCTGACAGCTTCGGCTCCGGCCCTCTATCACTGGTATCGCAAGCCGCAGGTTATCACGCACACGGAGTTTGTCCCAGCAAAGCCGATTCCTAAAGCAGCCAAGGTCAAGCGCGTCAAGGTTCCCGGTCCGAAGGAGGTCGTGACCCTCGACAAGCCAACGCTGTTGCAAAAGATCGACCTTCCGCAATCATTCAAGGACAACCCCGATTTGCAGGCAATCGCAACCGCCTCAATAGCCCCTTATCGTGGCACGACAAGCGCGATTGCGCTACTAAATACACAGACAGGAGTCGGCGAGATCATCGCTAAAAGGGAGCCGCTGCCGCTGTTTGGGTTCGTCAACGATAAAGAGGTGGGTATCCGCGCCGGAGTTAATACCAAGGGGAACCCCGAAGTGACGGCATACGGTAAGTGGGATTTTGTCAGAGTCGGCAACGCCCATATCGGGGCATACGTCGAGGCATCGTCAACGGGCGACGCCAAGGCGCAGATAGGCATAGGCTATCGTTTTGATTAAAGGACTGTCATGGCAGACATAACAAAAACCGTTGAGATTTTCTTCGGCGGGAAAAATGAATTGTCCGGCATAGCGAAGGACATTGATCGCGACCTTCAGGCCCTTGAGAAATCCATATCGAGCGTCACGACCCCGATGGCGGCTGCCGGGGAAGCGGTGCTCAAGTTCTCCGCTGCGCTCGGAACGCTTGTCGCCGTTGGTTTGGCCTTGGCTGTCAAGGAGGCGGGAGAGTTCGCGGGAAAGTTCGGAGAAATCAGCACCCTCATTAAAGACACAGGCGAGCCGATAGACCAGTTTCGTGCGGACATTCTAAACTACGCAACCGGCTCAGCGAAGGGAATCGCTGACATCAATCAGGCTCTTTACAATGCGATCTCTGCGGGTGTCGATTATCGGAACAGCCTCGACTTCCTGAATGTATCCGAGCAATTATCCATCGCAGGCCGCGCAAATCTTGCCGATTCGACAAAATCGTTGATTTCCGTCTTGAACGCCTATGGAGCGTCAACGGATCAGGCGTCTAAATACGCCGACATCATGTTCCAGACCGTTCGCCTGGGGCAAACGACGCTGCCGGAACTATCAGAGGGGTTGTCCAAAGTCACGTCCCTTGCGGCGGCGGCAGGCGTCCCGTTTGAAACGGTGGCGGCAGCCATCGCTGAGCTTACCGTCAAGGGCATGCCTACGGCAACGGCGCTGACGGCCCTCCGTGGCGCCCTACAGGGCATGATTGATCCAAGCAAGGAAGCCGCAGCATTGGCAAAAACGCTCGGCCTCGACTTCAGCGCGTCTGCCGTTCAAAGCAAGGGCTTTGAAACCGTTCTCAAGGACGTGATGATTGCAACAAAAGGAAACACTGAAACGCTGGCGCAGTTATTCGGGAACGTGCGCGGACTTGTCGGCGTTTTATCGCTCGGAACGGACGGCGCGGCAGGATTCCAGCGAGCGCTCACGGAAATGAACAATTCTGCGGGATCGGCAGCCGAGGCAGCGGCGAAGGTAGCCAATGAATATGAAAACATCAACACGCGGTTAATGAACCAGATCAAGGTGTCGCTGATCGAGATCGGCGCGACGATCCTGCCGGGATATGGCGAGGCCGTGACCGTCCTTGGCAAGACTCTGGCAGGATTCCGTGAGGCCATGAAAGCCGGGGTATTTGATCCGCTGACGGACCTGTTTAAGGTGTCCGCTGAGGATGCGAAGAAGTTCGGCGACAGCTTTGCTTTGAATTTCAAGAACGCGCTGGTCAATATCGACCTGACAGGCTTGGCCGCCACGCTCGACCTGCTCAAGATGGACTTTGCGGATGCGTTCAAGTTCGACAGTCAGGAGGCCATGACGGACGCCATGCAGTTTGTCATTGACTCCCTGATTTCCCTGCTGGACGTATTGAAGGGCATGGGCGAAGGGTTCGCGCCGCTGATAAATTTCGTCAAGCAGTCCATCGACGCCTTTAACGGGCTTGATTATGCAACAAAGGAGAGCCTCGGAAATTTGATGGCCTTTTCAATGCAGTGGAAGGCGCTCGGCCCGGTCATTACGCTCATATCGTACGCCATGCAAGCGGATGTCGAGAAGTCCGGACAGGGGATGCGTCAGGCGTTCATGCTCATGGAAATCGGCGTTGATTCCCTCAAGACAGGCTTTTACACGGCGGCGGCGGCAATCGTCACGGCGGCATACGGGATAGCGTCCGCGCTAAATGCGGCATCGTTTGGAACGCTTGTCACGGACGCTGATCTTGCCAAGATGCGGGGATGGGTTGACTATTTAGGCGATAAGATGGTCACGGCGGCAGACAGAACAACAGATTCCGTCTTATCGCTGAACCAGTCCATTTACGGAACCGGAACGGCAATGCTTGAAGCAAAGCCGAAGGTGCTGTCTCTCACGGAACAACTTGAAAAAATCCCTTCAGACATCCGGGCAAAGATCAGCGTTGCGATGGACTCCAAGGCGACGGATGACGTAAAATTTCAGATCGCCCAGGCTCTCGCCCTCGGCGACTATAACCAGGTCAAGGTGCTACTTGAGGTCGCCGAGAAGGAGGCCAAGGAAGCAGCGGACAAGCTCAAGGCGGCGGCCCCGGCTGTCATGACGACGCGCGTAACGGTGCAGGCGGACGGCACGACCATCGAAGAAACGAAGGACATGATCACCAAGACCTTCCCGGACGGGACGGTCCTTTTAACAAATGTCGGCACGAAAGCGCACGCGGCGAGCATCGCGGAAACGAAGGCGGCGATTGACAAGGCAATCCCGCCGGAAAAAATCATGGAGATACAGGCCAAGATTGACGAGGCCAACATCAAAGCTCAGTCCGACATTGTCCAGAAGGCGATTGAATGGAAAGCCAAAATTGACATTGCTCAGATCGAAGCGGCAGCACAGACGATCAAGGCCATGTTTGGCAGCATTGACAACACCATCACGTCAACGGGTGAAACGCTGGTCGGGATGTTTGGGGTATTGAAGGACATGCAAGGGATGGGAACGGGGCTGATCGAGCAGGAAATCAAGCGGGAATCGGCCCGGCGGGATGAAGCGCTCACGTTGCAGAAGGACTTGACAATAGCACAGGTTGACCTTCTCCGGCAGCAGGTCGAGGCCATGAAGTCCGGTGGCGCCATGATCCAGATCGACGGCAAGGGCTTGCAGCCGCACCTTGAAGCGTTCATGTTTGAAATCCTCAAGCAAATTCAGATTAAGGCCAACGCAGAAGGCATGAAATTCTTGGTAGGAGCAAAGGCATGATTGGCATGGCGGCGATGATATTTGATGAAGCAGGCGCGCGGATATTCCGAACGGGTCCGGCGCGGGACAGCGAGAACCTGAAGGGTGCCCGGCGGGTGTCGCGGGTGGCTACCCTTGACGGTGGCGTGTCCGTGTCCGACATGGGCTATTCACACGG